AAATGGGGGATGAAGTGGATTAAGTTCGCTTACGATAGGGTAATTAACGGCGCACCAGTGACCCAATATGCCAATAAATTGCTGGTGGAGTTTGATGCGATGGAGTCTGAACCATCTGACTTTGTGGAAGCTCACACGATCACCAACACCAAAGTGGTGGTTGTCAACGACGTTGTGGAAAGCCGTGAGGAGAAAAGTGTGACCAAATTTAAGTTGAAGAAAGGGAAACGGTCTGGTTTTGCTATGTCTATCGCTAAGAAGGCATATGTTAAATTTGGACAGCGTCCATTGACAGAGGCTAATAAGTTGGTCACAAGGAAGTGGATCCTCAACTTTGTTGAGAACAACTTTCCTGATCTTCGGACTTGTGATAAGGCAATTGCAATTGATAGGGCGTTGTTCCTATCCTTTGTGCCTTCCTTGGTCCACAACAATACCAAGATTGCTGTTGGTGAGGGCGACCTCGGTTCCCGTGTGGATGGGGCCACGTCATTCGGAAGAATATTCCGACTGGCGCGGCCTTCCGCATAGGGGTGCCCAGTTGTTGTTAGCGGGCAAGGGTGTCTGGTGAGTCGTGCCAGTGCACCTGCCGCGTTACACGTAACACGACAATTGGGTAACCATGTTAAAGTTAGAAAGTGTACTCGTATCAACAACATTTCTCCGAATGTTGTCGTTCAACCCTTCAATAATGACATCGCAACTCTTGAACGAGCGGTGTTGGAGCGGGTTTTCAACGTCAAACATGATGATGGAAGCTTCGGTCCACCACCGAAACCTGCCCCTGGTGTGTTTTCAGGACGGATGGTAAACGTCCTGAACCAATTGCGCCCTTTTCTCCCCTCGACCGCCCCGATGACTTTCGACGAATTCGTCGATTCGTTTAAGGGCCGCAAGAAGAGAAGGTACGCTGAGGCTCTGAAACAACTCCGTGAAACTGGGAGCTCTGTTTCTGAGGACGCAAAAGTGCAGGTTTTCGTCAAGTATGAGAAGACTGATCGTACAAGTAAGGCAGATCCCGTGCCGCGTGTTATATCCCCTCGTGATCCTAAATTTAATTTGCGTGTGGGGAGATATCTGCGCCCTATTGAGGAGAAGTTGTTCGACTCTCTGGGTGAGCTTTTTGGGCATCGCACCGTTTTCAAAGGTATGGATAATACAACGGTTGCAACTACTTTACGTGAAAAGTGGGACATGTTCAGGAAGCCCGTGGCCATAGGGTTAGATGCGTCGCGTTTTGATCAACATGTGAGTCTTGATGCATTGAAATTTGAGCACAGTGTTTACCCCTTGTGCTTTGAATATAAGACTGATCGAAATAAATTGCGTTCGCTTCTAAAACATCAACTGGTTAATCGCTGTTCCGGTTACACCGCTGATGGTAGCCTTAAATATGAAATAGAGGGAACACGTATGAGTGGTGACATGAACACATCCCTTGGTAATTGTGTATTGATGTGCATGATGATCAAGGCATATTCTGATGCTGTGGGTGTCGTGACCCAATTAGCGAATAATGGCGATGATTGTGTTGTGTTCATGGAGGAAAAGGATTTGGGCAAATTCAGCTTTGGACTCAAGCGTTGGTTCATGGAGATGGGTTTTAACATGCAGGTTGAAGCACCATCTTATGAATTTGAACATATTGAATTTTGTCAAACTCGTCCTGTCTTTGATGGATCCGAGTGGGTAATGTCACGTAACCCACTGACAGCTATAAGCAAAGACAGTGTAATGTTGAAAAATCCTGACTCGTACCATATGATGTTCCCGCTCTGGATGAAGAGCGTCGGCGTTGGGGGTATCAAATTAGCCGGCAAATTGCCAATCTTTCAGAGTTTCTATAAGATGTACGAACGGTCTGGAGCAGACTCATATAGAAGAGGCAAGGGCTCGCGTGGGAAGCAAAGGTTTGCTGATTCACTCAGTGAAGATTTGCTTCCGTGGTATATGCGCGAACATCAGATCAGCGGTAGTAGGACGGTTGGGGAAATATCACCAGAGTGCCGAGCGTCCTTCTACACTGCGTGGGGTGTCACCCCCTGCGAGCAGATCGCCCTTGAATCTTACTATGATGCGATGACGTTGTCTCAGTCAATACGCGAAGGGGAGTTCGAACCCCGTAGCGTGTTCACTGAGGTTGAAGACTGTGTGTGAATTAGGTTGTGTATGGGGTCTTCCCGTTTCAAGGTCAAAATCCAATTTGATGGGCTAATATAAATGCCAAGAGACTACACTGACCACGACGGGGAGATGAATAGTCCCGCTGCATGTGGGATCCCATGTTATGTTTAGATGGCTCATATAGTAAACACTTACAGGAAAGGTGCAAAACAGTTCAAAGATACGGTAATTTCAAAGAATTCAACAGTTTCCTCTCCCAAGTATAAGGTTGTGAAGGAGGTTACTCTAGATACGTCCGGTTCTCAACCAGGCTTATCCTCACAGAGCGTTAAGAAAAGCGTGTTTATGCGCGCCCCAGCTGTGCAGTATATTGCTGACGGTGAGTTTATGGCGTCTAAGAAGAATGTGTCAACCAATTTCCGGAAAATACGGGCTCCGGCTAGTCAATCTGTTTCGGTTGTTAAGACCACACGCCCTAGGTTCGCCTCGTTACCGTCTGGTGGTGTTTTAATCTCACATAGTGAGATGATATCGCCGGTGGTCTCAGTTGGCTCCAACACTTATGGTGTAACAAGCTATAGATGTAATCCTGGTCTGGCGAACATTTTCCCTTGGCTTTCAACCATTGCATTAAACTATGAGAAGTACCGATTTAGGCGGCTGGTGTTTCACACTGCGTCACTCGCTCCGACATCCACCGGTGGTAGGATTGGTCTAGGTTTTGATTATGATTCTACTGACGCTGTTCCTCAGTCACGTCAGGAATTTTATTCATTAACTACCAACTCTGAAGGGCCAGTGTGGGATAGTTTGGCAATGAATGTGGCGGTTGATCAGCAGTTCCGCTTTACCGGTACTCATGCTGTGGCTGACTCGAAGTTGATCGACTTCGGTCAATTCCTAGTGTACACTGATGCTGTAGCAGTAGCATCCTCTGTGTTGGCTGACTTGTTTGTTGATTATGAGGTTGAGCTCATATTGCCACAACAAGCCCAGTTCTACACGCAGAGCATGTATCTGTTGTCTTCCCCTACAGTTGGAAATACACTTGGAGTTGGTACCGATGCAACAGTCATTGTTGGTCCTAATGTTGTGACGTCGGTCACGGTTCCGAGCACCACCACCATGGTGCTGAACCTTCCGTATGGAGCGTATTTTGTGTCGTATGTTATTTATAACACTGGCACTATGACTTCTCTGACGCAAACACCAGGAACTGGTGTTACAGTCAATGGCACGATAGCAAATGCCGCTACCGCCGGTTGGGCCGTGATGGGGGTGAATGTCACTGGGTCCACTGGCACAGTTACTTTGACAATTGCTGGTATCACTTGGACGAATGTAGGTAATTACCGAATTCTTGTATCTCGTATTGCCCAAGGGCAGGTTACTAAGTTTGCGTAGGTGTGTGATAGTTGACTGGTCATCTATAAACCAGCTCGCGACGGGCCGATAGTCCAAATGGGTAAATGAATGTATCTCAGTTGCCAATTGTCGATGCGTAGCGTTCGGGAGTAATGCACCCGGCGGTGGTACGGCGATGGTTGGATGGGCCTTCTGAGTTAACTTCACCAATCCCTAAAACGTGTGTGTTGGATTTGCGTTTGATACAGTTTCACACCTCACCTAAATATATCAGCCCAGGTGAGGCGCCGTTGTAACCGGCAACCCAAAAGGG